TGAAACCGCCAGTAGTGGTTGCAATAGTATTAGAAGCAGTAGCCAATGCTGTGATGATCTGTGAGTCCATCGCTCGATTGATAGCAGCAACAGTTTCAATTTGGAAAGATTGACGAAGGTTAGCGTTAGTCTTAACTTCATCCAACTTATCCAAGTAGATTGTTGCGTATGAATCCGTAAGAGTCATAGCAACACTATCGATAGTTGGATCGATACCCGTCAAGTTGCCGTTACGAGGTTTTGTATTAGCAGTGATAGCTGCAATACGTGGAAAGTTATAAACAGAACCAACAACGCCATTGATAGTAGTTACAGTGTCACGTAACTTAGAAGGCTTTTGTTGGAATAGAACGTGAACTTCTTCGTTCCATTGTTGTACGAATGATGCGGAAATTGTTGATGCCATGATGAATCCTTTTCAAATAAAGTAAGTTGTTTTTATGAAGCTGTTTTTGTTAACTTGCTGTATCCGATTTGGATCACTTTCAATCACTGGGCGTTGGTCACGTTATCCGTTCTTGTAAATGTTGTTCGGGAGCAGTACATAGGTTATTTATGAAACAAAAAAAGCCCATCGTAAGATGGGCTAATTCAGTGGTGTTGACAGTTACTCTTTATAATTAGCTTCGAAGAAGTCGCTAACCATTTTTTGTTTCTTAGCATTAGTGGAATAGTCTTTATCAGCCATTACTTTACGCACATCATCAATCGTCATGCTGTTATCTGCTGCTTTAGTTTTACCTTTAGCTGCTACATTATCTTCACCCATCTGGGAACCAATAGAGGCAAGAAGTTTAATCACAGCAACGTTATTACCTACATCATTAATGTCTACATCACTAGGTGCATATTCATCAAACGCTGCTTTAGCATTAGCTAACTGAGCTGCATATTCCTTACCCCAATCAGCTTTAAGAGCTTCTGCTGCTTTTGCTGGTGTCATGGTCAATGTCTCAACAACTTGTTCATACTTACCCATAACAAACTTGTATTGATCAACTGTCATACCTGCTTTGAGCGCTTCTTCCTTGAATGCTTTATCAGCAGTAGGATCAGTAATAACCGCAGGTTTACCATTCTCATCTAGCACGCTAGGCTCATATGTATAGTCTTCAATAGTCTCTGCAGCTTGTGGGCCTTTTTGACCCAATTTCTTTTCTAATGACTGATAGGATTTAGCAAGTGCCTGAAAGTCCGGTTCGCCATTCTTCATATACTTCTTAGGAACCCAAGAGTAGTCAGGAGTATCTTCTACTGCATCACTCTTTGGTTCTACTTCAGTAGCATCTGGTTCAGGTTCAGTAGCTTCTACTTGTGGAGTTTTTGCAGACTCTTCTGCAGGATCGTCTAATAACGTTTCGTCCGTTGTTGCATTGTTTGTAGGTTTCATCTTTACCTCTTCTTATTGTGTGTTTAGTTTGTTGATTATGTATTTGACTACTGCTCTTTGGCCCTCATTGTAAGCAGTCTTATAAGGGTCTTTATCGAAAGATTCAACATCATAGAATCGTCTACGTAGCTCATCAAATAGTTTTCTACCTTCTGGATTGGATTCGAATATATGAATCCAAATAGCTTTCTCCAATGGATCAATCATTACTTCTTACCCTTAATTTCTACTTCTGGTTTATTTATTAACGATTCAAATATCGATACCATATCGCTAACAAGTATTGGATCTGTCAACATATCTTCAGTAACAACATCTTTATGGAACCATCGTGCGCCTAGTACCTTATACTTTCGTGCCATATGATCGTTGTATGCTCTATTGATTTGTTCTAATATTTTATTGTTGTCCATTATTACCACCTTGTTGTTGAGCTGCAACCTGTTGTTGAGCTGCTTGTTGTTGTGCTTGTGCCTTCTGTGCGCGTATGGTTGCTACTGCTTTATCATCTTTAATCAATGCTACTGGAACACCAAGTAAGTCAGCCATGATATGTAACGAAGCATCAAAGTCGTACCAGTCACCTACACTTGGATTAACTTGTAACATATTCATCATTCGTTGGTTGAACTGGTCAATAGCATTAACAGTTTCCATCTTCTGTGCACGAGCAATAGGAGATTGATATGTTGGTAAGAACGAAGCGCCGTATTGTTCTAATGCTTGTGGAGGTTGCCCAAGGATACCTGCACGAAAAGCAAGACCGAAACAACGTTTGAGTAATGGATCAAGGAACTCAGCTTGTAAACGTCCATACACAGGGGCAAGTACCATACGAATCATTTGGGTACGTTGCGTAACTGCAGTGGCGGTTTCATTAGCAACCCCTGCAGGTGCTAGTTGATCTGACATCATCACACGTCTGATCTGATCTTGCAGTATAGTTATCTCATTCTGAGCTAGATTGAAGTTGCCTGCTGTCGTTAATGGTTTGATGTTATCGACATCTGCCGCCATAATTAACGAGCGAGGACCAATCTCAGTTGTATTAGGATTTAGAACACCATCATCTTTAGCTACGAATGTACCTGCGATAGCCATTTCCATATTCATGAGAACCATCTCACGAATCTTGTTCAACGTCTTTACATCTGGTAATGCTGTATTGAATGGACCCAATGCATAATCTGTATCAGGAATTTTCATCCAACGTGGAATTACTACAGGAAATTCTTCAAAGCCTGACTCCATAACTACTTGCTCTGATTCTTTATGTACGTAGATAGACTCCCAAGGTAACTGTTTAGTCAACTTACCTGATGATTGTTTACCGCCCTTCATACGTGGACGAATGGTATGGATAAATTCATACTCAGTAGTTGCAGTTGGGTTATCAGCAAAGTCCTTTTGCATCGTATCTGGTAAATTAGTAATACCGAACTTGTTAGCTGCTTCTTGCGCTGTCATCGTCAATGTACGATACACAGTATCAATGGTTGAGTTGTTCAAAGTCTCTTTACAATACAGACCTGTTAATGACCAGTGTTCGAAGTAATATCCGCCAGCAGGAGCCATATCAATAAACAAACCACACATTCCACCAATACAAATATCTGTGAAGAATTCGAATGCCTGTGCGTTATAGTTACTTGTATGAACCATCTCAAAGATTGTTTCAGAACTTTGTTGCAACCATGACTTAACATCACGAGGTACATTCATCTCAACTGCATTGGGGATAGTGAATTGAAACCATTGACTTGATGCAGGAGTAAGACCAGAGATTAAACTAGATGCAAGTAGTCGGATAGAGTCTTCACCTGTAGAGTCATATATCAAACTCTGCTTACGTTTAGCAGATAGAGCCTTACTAGCTGGATCAGTACCTTGGTTACTGAATGCTTCACCACGAATAGGAATACTATAGTTGTACGCTTCACGCCAGTACACCTCAAGTGGGATGCGTTGATCTGCTAACTTACGAAATGTACGACAGATACTTGCGCCTTTATCAGTAGCCATTAATTAAGCACCTCCAAGAAGAGATTGCTTTGCTACTTGGTTCTTATTATCGTCACCAGTGCTACCTAACATCTTGGATTGTTGTGCTTGTGCCGCCAATTCATTCTGAGCTGCGGTAGTTTTAGCAGCTAACATCTTTTGTTCTGCAGCAGCATTATCAGCGGCTTGTTGTTCTTGAATCTGTTTTGCGGCTGCATCAGCCTTCTGTTGAGCTTCCTTAGCACTAGCAGATGCTTGGTTAGAACTATAAACAGCAGCACCTGCACTGAGTACTGACCCGACGATAATAGCGGATACTGGATCACACATAATTGAATTCCTTATAATTAAAACTTTATAAGGCTATTTATGAATTAGTATCTGTGGGTTCAAAATCATTATTATTTTCAGGAACATGATAAAAGTTTTTCAGATACCTTGAGCTGTAACAGTTTTCAGTTACCTTGATATTATTCAGGAACATGATAAAAGTTTTCAGATACCTTGATCATTTTCTTGATCACTGAACGTCTATGTTTATTAGCTTTGTTTAATGTGGCAAATGGTCCATTAATAATAAGACCCGTATCTGTGTGAACGATAGAGAAGTATTGAATAGTTGTATCAGGTGGAGCCTTCAACTTATTGCGATAGGTACGTTGAATAGCTGTGCGTTGTGCGCGATATTCTTCTGGAGTTAGTTTTGATACTTTTGACATTTTGAAAATCCCATTTTTGGTTTTACTGTTGCAAATTTTTTTCACCTCTTCGAAATAGAGCGAGTCTAATAATTCGGTACATCCCTGTTTTTTACCCAGCCGAATATTCGGATATTTCGAATCCTCAAAATCATATATCCGATGTTTTATATATTCGAATTAACGTTGACCAAACCAATCATCACTAATAGTTATCAAGTGATCAAAATTATTAATTGTAATCATTTTTTACATCACTCAATAACAGACCTTATATATCCCCACTAAAATCGTATTGAAATTTCATAGAGTAATTATTTATATATTTTGTTGTCTTTTAAAAATCTTAGTTGATAGTGAAGTCATCAGTTAATTTTAAGGAAAACAAAATGGTTGTTACAGAATTAGATGTTGAAGAGATTGTATTAAAAGACATTCCTGTCTTCTTTTATATGGCTGTACAAATCAATAAGATACATTTGAAAGGTTACTTTAAAAACATTTTGGTACTGTTGTAAATTTTTTGATTTGGTTCCTAGATGACAAATAAGACTCAGTTCGATTTAGAACTAAAAAGACAACTTGGTCTTATTAAGATAAAAAGAATTTTTGATTGAGTAATTATTTCTGTTGTCATTAGGGTAAAGAGATTAGATAGTGAAGTTGTTGGTTAGTTAATAAGGAGTTTTAAAATGTTAAATGTTCAACTACCTGATGTTGTTAATGATCGTAAGAAAGAATTATTACTTTGTGTTAATTCTGATGAAGTACTTAAAGTGATGAACGATTATTACTCAACAATCGTTTGGTCATTAGAATTAACTGAGTGGCAGAATATGAGTGACGACGAAAAGATTCGTTTGAGTAAGTTTGTGTTTGTAACTATTAACAAAAAGAAAGTCAGAAAATGAACGAACAGTTATTAGAAATGATGAGTGGTCTGATTAGATTGCTCGAAGAACAAAAACAAACGGAACCTGAACGAATAGATTCTATTTGTTTAGAACTGATGGCTAATAGATTAAAGTTTGAGTTGTATCGGTTAGAAATAATTGTTAATAAATCGTTGACCAGTATTAAGTAGT